GGTTTTTGAAGATTCAATCGACTGGTAATCATTACAGATACTGATTCTAAGCCCAAACCTTAGTGACAGATCATACTTTTGACAGATTTTAAATGCTGTCAAAAATCCTGTAAGAGAATCCTCTACAAGATAAAGCTCCTTTAGCCCGTTGTCTAAAGCTAAGGATAGGATGCTGTCTGGCCCATCTTTCTTTTGCTTTTCTGGTTCTGCCAGAGTCAAGATGCTTTTCCCGATAGAAAAGTGGGACTTGAATAGTGGAATCATACCACTATCCTACCAAGGATGGCTAGGATGTCAAGTGCTTTGGACACCCAAGATACGTTTCTTTGGTAACTTTTTGTTCAGCCTTTGCTAACTTAAAGGCTTCGTCCTTATCATCTTCAAGAAACGTTTTGATAATCTTATTATCCTTGTCTCTAAGAGCGTAGTAATTAAAACCAAATTTAAAAGGGCAATGCCACATTGGGTTGCCGTCCTTCTTTAGCTGGCCCTTGTATTTCGCAAAGCCGCATGAGAGCTTTCCAGTAAAGGAGCCATCTGAGGGCATAGGCTTATCCGCAGCAAAATTTGAATAAGCATCTGCCTCACTAAAGTTATCAACTACCTTTTGCACTTCTGTGAGATGGTTCTCAAAATCAGTAAGATCTTTTTTAGACAACGGGTCCATTCTCAGAAGGCCGCTTCCCTTGCCTTTATCCTTAAGAGAAAACTTTAAAAATAAGAATTCCATCGACACGTTGTGCTCTGGATCGAGTTTTTTTGTAGCAAGGGTATACATCAGATGCTGCAAGTTATCTTCTGCGTCCTTGCCAGCAAATACTGCCTTGCTGGTTTTATAATCACGAACAACAGAGGTAAAGTCTTCGTAAATGAATTGCCTATCGATAAAGCCTTTGATTCTATACTTCTTTTTGCCCTTGTTTACGGTGATATCAAAATCTCTTTCTCCAATATCTTTAACAGGCTTTAATTTAGAATCGCCCCAGAAGTCGTACTCTAATGCGGTCAGGGTCATCTGCTTGATCATCTCAATATTATCAGGATCTGATACGCGATGATCTCTAGCGTGTCTGAGCATCAACTTACGAACCGAAGGAATAACAAATACGTCTTTTTCTTTTAGAATAGTTTGGACGTAATGCTTTCTTTTCGCTTTTGCTAAAACGTCCAAAGTAAAGTGAACGACGTTGCCTCTATTAGCACCATCGTTACTCTTCTCTGGGAGCTTTAACACATAGCTGCACCAATAAGACCAGCTACATTTTTCTAGGGTCTTTATTCTGCTAGCAGAGAGGGCGGTATGTTTATTCTCAGACAAAATCTTCTGTAAGTTTAGAAGCTCTTTCGATAAGGGTATCTGAGAACTTATTTTCTACTGCGATTTTATGAATGCTTTCTGACTGTAGCTTGGCATTCACACGCTTGTCAACCCACTGTGAGAAAAGACCAGCTTCGCCTTCTGACTCGCAAGCATGCATGTCAAAAAAGTCATTTTTAATAGGGAGCCTAATCTCAAGTTTAACTGGATCAAAGATCGAGCATAGCTGAAGATAGCTTTTGCAGGCAGAAACTAGCCCGTGATTAATATCGCCTTCATGGTCATTATTTGAAGCGATAATGATTTTATCTGGATCAAGAGCAACTAGAGCAGAGCAGATCTTAGATGAGATTCCAAGACCAAAGGTAACAATCGTGTTTTTGAAACCTCTTTCAAAGAGGGCCATGCTGTCACCAACGCTTTCTACAATAATAACGCTCTTTTCCTTTTCGATGCCTTCTCTGATCTCTTCACGCCCGTTTCTCTTGATGTAGAGAGGGTAGACCCAATCAGCACGTTTACCGATATGCTTCCATTTTGGATACTCTGAACTTTTATCCCAGAAGACTGCTCTTCCAGAAAAGCCGTGAATCTGCCCAAACTGATTATAGATCGGGAAAACTATACGGCGAAAAAGCTGTCCAGAGGTTGCATATCCGCACTTATAAAAATTTAACGTATCGTCGCTGATATACTTTTTCTGATAAAAAGAAAGCTCTGGCAAAAGATTGTTGAGTATGTCCTCTGGGTATATCTTTTCCATTTCGATCTTTTCCTTTATCTCGACATGAATAATATTCTGTGGATCAAATTTTACATATTTATTTACAATATGCGAGTCCTTGGTATCTAAAGTCAATTCGACGAGCCTTTGAAACGGATAGCTTTTTGAGCTTGTCTCGGCAAAGTCTGTCCATACTCCGCTATTTTTATAGATCTTTAAAGCCGTGGAGTTATCTCCACCGCGATAAATAGCTCTAGTTCTCCAATAGTTGCCATAATCTTTCAATTGATATCCCAAGGATTCAAGAGAAGATTTAAGAACAGTTGGGTCAATTGTTGAAGTCTGGGACATCATCCTGCTCATTTGCACGCTCCAGTGTTGTTCCTCCAGTATCCGCTTGATTTACGATATCTCTTAGGTCGCCTCGCTCCTTAATGTCGAAATTCTCAAATTGAAGATTAATGAAGTTCTTCTTCAAGGTTCCGTCTTGCATTCTGACAAGTTCGACAGCCCCCGCCACATCTGATCCAAGGAAGCGGTTCTTGACGAAGATTAGCTTGTGAGAACCAAACATAGCGCCTTCTTCCTGTCTCTCATCCGCAGTCTTAGGCCGTAGAATAGCCATATGCGAGCAATAATGCGTAATTCTATCCGACATTGAGACGATGCCCTCATCGTCATTGATCGCGTCAGAATTTCGGTTTGTAGTGATGCCGCTTCTATTGGACTGAATAGAGGTGAACATTGTGATCATTGGCTTTTGATCTTGGGTGATATCACGCTGAAGGGTTTTTTTAAACCTATTAAGCATATCGCCAATGACTTGCCATTCTGGCTTTCCGCCTTCCGCATCTGCGGAGGGTTTGATATAATCAAAACTAAAGATCAAGGGGTTGCCTCGACCAATCTTTGAATAGTAAAAACGCTTAAGATTATTGATCATTTGATCGGTGGTCATCCCACCGACGTTATAATAATAGAACTTAAGATTCTTGATCTTATTCCAAGTCGAGCGGACCTTCTCAACTACATCTTCTCCAGCCTTGCGCCAAAGTCCAGTTTCAAGCAAGTGCATTGGAACATGACTAAGGGCGGCGCATTGACGCATAATAACCTCCTCCTTGCTCATTTCGCCATTGTCGAAATGCAAGACAGGAACATCGTATTGAGCCGAGACTTTTGTAGTGTAGTTTAGGGCAAGCAATGTTTTGCCTACGCCAGACCTAGCGACAACAGGAGCGATCTTCTTCATCTTGTCCGCAACATCCAAGGCTGACCTGTGGATTGTGCGGCGAATAGAGTATTTTTTAATCTCTTTCGCCGCAGAAACTGCGGTGGATTTGTTGGTCTTTCTGATCGCCAAAGACCTAAGATAATCAAAGATATCAATGTTATCCTTAAAGGAAATTCCAATTTCTTTAATTCTTTGAGCTATGATGATCTCATCTACCTTTTCATTAGACTCTATGCATTTCCTAATGATGTGGTAGATGGTCTTGTGAACCACCGTATCATCAGAATGGAAATCCACCTCCGAAACGAAGTCGCAGATTTCAGCATAGGCGTCTGGATGCTGGATAAGACCAGCCAAGAACTGCCGTTCTACTTCTAGTGAGTAAAGCATTATTCTTCCCCGCTTGTGTCGAGCTTGTCTTCTTCTTGGTCAAGCCACTTGTCAAGGGCTTTTTGCATTCCAAGAGATGTGACAATTGAATCGTAGCGTGAATAAATTTGAGGAACGCCTTTTGGAGAAAGGACACAAAGGATAACGCCCTTGTGGCTTTCAGCGTTTCCAGAAAGCTCGTAGATTTGTTCTACGAGTTCTGTAGGAAAAAGAAAGTCTTTCTCCTCTTGTGGTTGCTCTCTATTAGATTTTTTCATCAGAGTATGATGCCTTGCTTTTCGAACGTTTCTTTACAGATGAGATCAGTCTCATATATCTCTACCAGAGTAATGCCGTTTGTCAAGCAAAACTCCAGCTTTAAGTCGTCCCTTTTTAGCTGAGAAAGCCAATTCCTGCGGTCATTGGAGTGGAAGTAAGGATTGTAGGTCTGGTGCTGCCTGCCTTGAACTTCTACGGCAATCTTTTTATTTGCATTATAAATGTCTAATGACAGCCTCGTACCAACGATCCTAAGCTCTTCAAACACAATGTCACGATTCCAATAAGGATACAGGAATTGTTTTACAGTTCTCTGTATATTGCTCTTGGATTTAGCCTCCCAGTTTATTGCATAGTTTTTTGCGTTTCTGAGAAAACGTTCTTTACCGTTAAGCGTTTTGAATTTCATCTTTGCCAACGATCATATCCACAAAGTATTTGTGAAGAGTTTTTGTGAGCTTTTCGTCGCTTTCGATGAATTGAAAAAGAGAGTTTTCTCCTTGAAACTTCTCTGGAAGTTCAGTTGCACAGCCTTTGGCAAGCTCTCTGAGTTCATCAGATGTATAATACCAAGCACCAGAACGAGAGACAAGCTCCCAAGTCATTAGCATATCAACGATCTCTTTTTCAAGCCAAACGGATCGACCATCTTTTCTCCCGTATTTGATAGGATAAGAAACACGATTCTTGCTCTTTTCGTTTGGACTCTTTTTGATATAAATCTTGCAGTAGTGACCAATGATTGGATTTTTAACTGGATCTGCCTTTTTAATTGCTGGATCTTTCAGGATAATATCTCCTTCAAATCGAGGCTCAAATTCAAAGATAAAATTAGCAAAGTGCAGTAGCGCGTTACCGCCAGTTGCAGAAGTTTGGCGAATTGGCGCAGAACTATATGGGTCAAGCTTGATATCGCTTCTTACTTGAGAAATAAATATCGCCATATGCCCCCTCTTTGTGAGCGCGATGGAGATCTTTTTCATAAGGTTGGCGGCGATAACCGCCCCGCCAGCAACCTTCATTGACTCTTCAAAGGTCTTATCTAGATCATTTTTGGCAATAAGACCGTCTACAGAATCAATAATAAACATGTACTTGTTCTTTTCCTCGTTGTACATGACCAGCTTTCGCATTGCGTCTACTACAGTCTCGTAGATATTAGACTCAAAAACAAAGCAAGTTCCAGCCTCCCATTCATCAGCGTCAAACACGAACTTTACGCCAGAGCGAGTTCTCATCTCGTCCGACAGTCGTCCTTCGGCTTTGATATAAAAGCCTTTTGAATTTGGTACTGTATTGAGGAAGTTCTTCATTACCTCTAGAGAGGCAGAGGTCTTACCGCCTTCGGTAAAGCCTACGAACCTATGAAGACCCGGTCCTAGTCCACCGCCAGTCTGCATATCCATATTCAAAGATCCTGTTGAAACTCTGTAGTTTACAGCCTCTTCGAAATTATAATGATCTTCCTTCTTTTCCTTTAGAAAGGAGCCAAGAACACTCTTGGATGATACGGCATCTTGCTTTTCTTCTTCTTTTGGTTTACGGCTCATGTTAAAAATTCTTTGATTGTTTTCTTACGGGATACCTTTGAGTCCTTGCCAATCTTTTCGTCGTTGGCTAAGTCTTCTTTATGCAGGCGATTATAGTAATACTCCTTGAACTCGATTTCAAGCAGTTTAAGCTTCCAAGGCGCGAAATAAAAGGCGACCGTTGGAACTTTTGATTCGACTTTTAATTGATTTAAAAAATCGATCCCAAAACGCTTTTCAAGCCTTTTGAGCAAGACCATTTCCTTTTGCCAAAAGGACTTAGGAGCTTGGTCTGGAACATCAACTAGGTTTTTGATGATCTTATGCCGATTGATTTTTTCTTTCACAAGACGTATCGTGCAAAACTCCAACCCTTTGTCAAGACTTTAAGACTTATTTGCTGCGGCGGCAGATCCGAAATAAAATCCAGTAATAGCGATCAGGCACTGTCTTATCTCAGTGGTAATTAAATTACCAGAAATTTCAACGAAAGCAGTCTTGGTCTTATCGGCAATTAGGCCAAACATTCCGCCGCCATCTTGATAGCTAACCTCTAAGTAAGTTGGGATTCCGAGTATTGCCATCACAAATGGTGATATTACTATAGAGAATATCACGGACATCACGATCATTCGTCTGATCACCTTGCCAAAATCAGCATCTCTATTCGCTGCTTTGTCAGCAGATTCGTCCTGCTTGTCAATCGCGCTCATCATGCGATCAAAACGGTTCTTGCTTTCTTCTGCCTTTAACGCAATGATTCTAAATATAAAGCCTGTTATGGCCCCGCCAAACAGGCTAATTAATTCGGTAGTTATCACATAATAGTTTACACTATTATGATTAAGCTAGGCCAAAAGCCTTGATTGTAAGCGGAAACTTATTGGTATTAGCTACAAGCATAAGCATCTCGGCGGCAAGCTCTCGGATTTCTTTTTGGGCGTCTGGCTTATTTCTAAGATTTAAAAAGTGATAGAAAGAACGCCAGTTAAACATCACATCAGCAGTGATTTGCGTATTATAACCTCTAAAAAATCTTGCAGATTCCTTGGCCCTCTTTCGGTCAAACTTATGGTTTTGAACAAGATCATTAATACATTTATGGTAAAGATCCAATCCTCTTTCTGTGTGCGTCTGCAAAATCTCCTTCCAGCTATCAGGCCAATCGTTTGGGATTAAAAATTTATCCTCTTTAAGCTCTTTGTATCTTGCGGATTCCCCATTTACCGAAACCCCTACTCGATGCTTAATCAGGTGAATATGTGAAGCAATTTCAGTATCGATCAGAAAATGAAGAGACGACTTTTCGAATGGAGTATGGTGGCCGTTATCTGCCAGCATCTTTAGAAGATTTTCGATTCGACCCTTCTTTTCTTCTGTCACCTCTCTGCTTGTTGATGTCCAAGCAGAGCATGCATGGGTCATATCGTCTCCATAAACACCTATTAATTGAACTTTATTTGAGTAATCCATTGTACAGGTAATGATAGTTTATCAGTACTGAGGAGTAGTATTGAGCATGCAGATTGACGTTGGCAAGAGTTTTTCCAAACATTTTTTGCCGATTTTTAATATCTTCTAATAGATATTTATTTTTAGCAAGGCTAGTAAGAAAGTTTTCTGCGCCCAACTCATCAACTTCTGGGAATGGGCGACGGATATCAAAAATATGATAATACCAAGATAGCTCATCTTGATAGCGCGGAGGCTTAATAAAAATACAAATAGAATTTGAGTTCATAGCCCAGATCAGCCTTTCCCAAGATGTGGTGTTGCCGTTAATATTAAATATAAACTTATATTTTAATTGCTCCTGAATACTAACGGGATTTCCGTAGACAGAAGGATGCATTGGCCCTTGAACAAAGGCTGTAATTTTTGCATCTATGAGGTCGCTGTCTTTATGAAGCTCGCAGAATCTAATTCTTTGAATTGAGCCGTCTTTAGCCTTTCTTCCAGTATCTGATCCAAAAAAGCACGCTTTATTTATCTTTTCAGAAAAAGGAATATCCCACGAAGGAAGGTAGTCGTGACAAATGTGAAGAAGCTTTACTAAGTGCGCGTCTGGAATACAGACATGGGGACTCTGTCGCTCCCTTGCAAAACAAAGTCTGGTTTCCGTCGAATCATTCTCTGGCCCATCTCCTAAAGAAATTATAGCTTTAAAATTAAGGCTCGGCAAACCTTTAGAGTTTAAAACTTGATTTGTAAAGTTTGTAAAAAATCCAAGTCTAAACTCATCGATATCGCTACCCTTTCTTTCTATAGAAAGGACACCGTTCTCAATTTTAAATTGAACTTCGTTTTTAAATAAATGGCAGTTTGATGGGTCTTTTGGAAGATTTATCCTTCTTGTGTCGAATTCGTTAAAAACGCAGTACTGTACATATTCATTGATCATTTGTTATGTAGAGCAATATCGTTATTTACCATTTTTTTAACTAGATCGGGGAATGAAGTTTTTGGCCTCCATTCAAGATCTTTTCTAGCTAATGTAGAATCTCCAAGAAGAATATCCACTTCTGCCGGTCTGAAAAATACTGGATTAATTTTTAGGAGGACTTTCTTGGATACCTTTTCCAAAAACACTTCCTCTGTGGTTCCTTTGTTGCCAAGCCATTGACCCTCAATTCCAGCAGCGGCAAAAGCTAATTCAACGAATTCTCTTACCGTGTGGGTTTCATTAGAAGACAAAACATAATCTTTTGGCTCTTGATTATTGATCATTTTCCAAACGCCATCAACAAAATCTTCGGCGTCGCTCCAATCTCTTTTTGAATCAAGATTACCAAGCTCAATAGGCTTAAAGCTTTCTTTGTTTTTTAAAGCGAAATAAATAGACGCTATGCCAGATGTTATTTTTCTAGTGACAAATTCCTTGCCTCTGCGCGTGCCTTCATGATTAAAAAGCCAGCCTTGCACGGCGAATGTTTTGTAAGAGTCACGCCATACCTTTACAATATGTCTTGCCGAGGCTTTTGACGCTCCATAAGGACTTCTTGGACGAAGAGGATGGTTCTCGTCTTGTGGAACAGAAACTACATCGCCAAATTCCTCAGATGAACCAGCGTTGTAGTAGCGGCAGTTTGGCGCAAATTTTCTAATAGCTTCAAGCTGATAAAGAACAGACATTGTGTTAGTCTGAATATGGTTGACTGGAAGCTCCCAGCTTGTGCCAACGAATGAGTTGGCAGCGAAGTTGATAAAATAGTCTGGCTTGATAGATGAAATAGCACTGTTGATATTTTCTGGATCGGTAGAATCAAGATCGATGAGCTTAAACCGATCTGACTTGATGTGAGAAATGTTAGAATGGTTTGATACACTCAAACGTCTCGCGCCGCCAAAGATATGATAGTCTGTATTGGCTAGAAGATAATCAACCATGTGACTGCCGTCTTGACCTGTAACTCCAGTAACGATTACCTTTTTCATTAATTTTTAAATCCTTTGTAAAGTTTGATATTTTCTTCTGAAAATTTTTTAACTTGATTCTTGTTAACGTAAACGTCTAAATATGAATTAATCGCTTTTGTCAACTTTGGCCTGCGATCCTTAAAACAATAATCTATTTTTCTTTTAAGATCAGCGACCTCTGAATCAGATT